TACAGTAAAGGTAGCAGTCGCTCCAGATCCAGATCCACCAGTAAGAGCAACGCTAGTGTAAGTGCCAGCTGTGTAGTCAGCACCACCATTAAGAATTTCATATCTTCCTATTCCTGTAAAGTTAATGTTTGTCTTTGCACTAGGAGGTATTAAAATTGCCTCTTGATATAATCTCTTTCTAAGATAATATGTTTTTGTTTTAGTAGCATCATCAGGATTGATATCAACAGTTACATTGTCTCCAATACCTAATCCATGAGGAGATGATGTTTCAACTAGAGCAACACTTTGATTTACTTCAAATGGTTCTAATCCATCACTTAGTGATGTGAGTGTTACTATTCTAGTTCCAGATGTATTAAACAAATCATCAGACTGTAAGAAGTATGTGTTATCAGTAATCCATGTGCCTGTCAAAACCTTGATCTGGACTACGTTTTGAGAGGATGTTCCTTCTAATACTTCAGCAGTAGCAATAGGTGCATTAACACCATCAGTCAAACTTAATGTGGCACCTTTGGTATAAGAACTTCTTTGATCTAATAAAATATCAAATGTTTTAATTGCAGCAGAAAATGTACCAGTGTTATCAAACGTTCCAGTTACATTTTTTAGTACAATTGTACTGTCGTTTTTAACAGTTCCAACAATAGTTCCAGATGCACCAGATGATGGTTGTGATAATGTATCATCTGCAAATAAGTATGCACTTTGAATGATTGTTAACTTAACAACCTTATTTTCTTTTGATTCTAAGTAAGATACATCCTTTCCTTTTACAGAACTAACAATCGCTTCTGCTTCAGAACCTTTTGTTCCTGTGTTGTCAAAATATAATTGTGAATTAATAGAGAAGTTAGCGGATGTATCTAATACATTGACACTTTCTACATTGCCTTGTTTTACTTCTTCTATCTGTGCAAGGAATCCATCACCATTACGTGGCATTCCTGCTTGATAAAAACGTCTTGCTTTCTTAGGAATGTCGTTCTGATTAATATCAGAATTGTAATTACTATCTACAGGAAGAGAATAGAAGTTTTCTCCTATAATGTATGGATATTGCGGTACTTGATTGCTATCAATAGTAATGAAATAAGCATAAGTTCCTTGCGGAAATTCTGGGGTGGTGCAAAATCTTCCATTGTTTTCGTCTAGTGTGCCACTCTTATGAGTGTACGTGTAGTCATTGACAAACGTTCCAATAGGATAATTTGTCAAATCAGGTCCTTCAGAACGATTACCATTGATAGAATAACTAGATGTCATTCTAATAATAGATGACGTAGAATCTAAAGGATTCTCATAACCAAACGCACCATAGATTGGGTTACCATCATAAGCAAAACCAATTATAGGTGAGTGTGATTTAGATGCTGGTTCTGTTCCAGCACTGTTTAGGTTATCACTGAGAGAAACACGAAGTGCTTTCGGGTTTGCAGCATAACCATAACCATACTCTAGTACGTTATTGTAGTTATCAAATACATAACCGTTTTCTGTGTCCAGTTTAGACTCTAATTTTTTGTATCTATTAAAATTCCATTCTTTAAGAAGAGGTATACCAGTTGCACCACTACCAACTGGAACTATATCAACTATTACAGTATTTTGGTTATAGAAATTACCTTCTGCAATTTTATTAAAACCAGTAATCTGACCATCAGTATTAACGATTGCCTCAAACTCAGCAAATCTACCTCTACCAGCATTATCTCTAATTACAACCTGTGGAGGTGAAGAATAAAATTCACCAGGATTATCAAGTATCAAACTTGTGACTTTACCACCAGTTACTACAGCACGGACAGCAGCATTTCTACCAGATGTAATTAATATATCTGGAGTTCTAGGAAATACATCAGCAGTGTCTACAGTTATACTTTCTACAACCTGTCCTGCTAATATTGCTCTTGCTTTATTAGGTACTTGATCAATCAATACAAAAGGAGGTCTTACATATCCAGTTCCACGTAGATCAACCTTGATTTGTTCTAACTTACCATATCTAATACTTTCTGGATCTTTATAACCATAGAAAGGAACACCATTCAATCCAATACCAATATCTCTTTTAGGTGTAGGATATGTTTCTGTAGTTCTAGTTGCTTGCTTTCTAATAATACGAAGAAGTTTCTGATCCAATACTGTTTGTGTCACAGTAGAACCATCTAAAATTTTATGTGATGGGAAACTAGAACTAGCAATGTAATAATACTGATCATCTGCAAGTATAGCAGATACATTTGTTGGAACTTGATCTAATGATGTAGCAACTGCAGATAATGTAGGAACATTAACTGCTGCACCAGTTCCTAATATCCATCTAGTCTGGTTTGTACCTACATTTACTATCTTAGAATCAGAAGTCTCAAAACCAGGATTAGATACCTGTATCTTATCTCCTACAAAAGAATATGGTTGTGCATCTGATGGTTGTAAATTATACACAATACCCATAGTCAACAGTGTAACACCAGACCCTGATAGTGTAACTGGTTTGTACACTGGTGTACCCACATCATGCTGTACAGCAGTTTGTGCTAATCTATTATCAATAATAAATTGACCTACAGTCTTATCACTAAATGTAATTGTTTCATTACCAATCAATACAGATCCTGTAGTATCCCAACCACTGGTAGAGAATACGTCAATCCTGTCTCCTCTAGATTTAGTTCCTGTTAATACTTTTTCAAGTTGAGTCTTAGTTGAGACACCAAATACACCATTAACTGTCTCTGGTGCTAAAACTATATTGTATATTATTTCATCATCTCTAGTTCCATCTGCATATACATTGTCTACAACAGCATCTGCATAGTCATACTCTGCTGTATCAGATTGAACAATTTTCTTTCCTACTAAACTCTTTACGTCACCAGATATAACCTTACACTTAAGTGCATATACATTTATCCAGTCTGCATTAGATGCTTTGTATGTAAAGTCTCTTGGTTTATATACCTCAGGTTTAAATACCTTTTCTCCTTCTTCCTCTTCCTCTTCTTCAGTGCTAAGAACCATGTAACCTTCGTCACCGTCAAGACCTGACATGTAACGATGATAAGCACAATAATAGTATATCTTATCAGTCTCACCTAAGTCCATTATAAACTCAGGTTGGAATGTGTTAGTATAGTTTGTTTTTACACCATTTACAGGAGCACTGTTATAATATAACTGACCACCAAGTAATGTTCCTTCCCTAGTTGTACTAAACAACATAGGATGACCATCTGGATGGATTGGCATAGGTAAATTAGAAGGATCAGATTGATTCCAAATAATCTGATAATTCTGTTGTACCTTTATATTCTCTGGTGCAAGATAATATTCACCAGGTTCAAAATCTCCAAACTCTTCTGCTTCTTCACCAAAATCAATGTAGAAAATACCATTAGGAAATGTGTATACTGTACTTGCAGTAAAAGATGATCCTGTAGGACCTGTAACATTATCCCCAAGTGTAAAACTACCTGATAATTGTCTTAAGTATAATCTTGTAATTACATTTTGATCATTTCTAACAATCTTTGCAATCTCACCACTAGCATTACCACCAGTCTCATTAATTCTATCACCAACTAAAAATTGACCACTAGCATTTGTAACATTAACTGCAACATTATCAAATTCGGATTTAATAAACCACTCAAACTGTTGTAAATTTCTACGTGCGTTTTCATCAACATCTTTATCAATAAGACTATTGAAAACAAACTTAATAGAACTATCAGTTCCTTTTGCTTTATAAAAATTCTGTATGTTTTTTATTAAGGTTCTCTTATCAACACTACCTCTAAGATATTTCTCAGGAAAAGAACCTAGATATTGTTTCTCAAAATTCTTGACAAACGCATATAAGAAAAGATTACTGATATTGTAAACTTTTTGACCAGATGCATGTGGAGCAGCAGTTGTAGTCTCAAATTGAGTCTCATGATACAAATCACCAAGTTTTGTGTTACCACTAACACCTCGTGTGCAACCTTGTAGTGTAGTATCAGTTCTAGTTGCGTAAAATATTATCTCATCATCTATTCTAACGTATCCGTCTGCTTTTGGAAAACTCCTTGCATCTTGTAATACAATTGTGTCACTAGAAGCAGTGATACTAACATCCAAAGTATCAAACTGTCTAAGTATGTTCTTTTCATAGTAATCAATGTCTGCATATTTTTGAAGATTGTTAATAACATCTAACGTACCACCCTGCACCTCCTGTGCTTCATAGTACTTTGTTACAAACTTAGCAAAAAGTTCGTATTCAGTACTAATAAACTCAGGAAGTTGAGTTTCTATTAGAGTTGATATCCTCTTGGTTTTTACAGATGGCATTTCTTACTCTTTATATGCAGTGAAAGATGAATTAGCAACGTCAACATCAAGATACACCTCACGCATTGCCTTGATGTCGTTAGATAGTGGTTTTACTCTTAGTGAAATACGATTATCAAAGAAACTACCTTTAATGATTGTTAAGGCATACATCTTTAACTCACCTTTTACATAATCAATGTCGCCGATATCGCTGTCAAGGACAACCTTCTCACCAGTTACATTATCTAGTCTATATAGGACAATTTTCTTATTCCTATCTTCGACATAAACGTCAAAATTAGGATACTCAGTTACCCTAAAACCAGTAGACGATAAGACTGGATCATCGCAGTCCTCATCAAAGGCATTTTGGAAACATACCTCATAATAAAATGTAGAATTTAACTGAGGATAGAAGTCTTTTCTCATAGTAACACTGGTGAGATTAGAATTGATACTGACATCAGTATCATCAATTACACCTACCATCTTACTATACCTAAACTTACCATTAAACTTCTCAGTATCACTTGTATCAAGATAAGACTGAACACCACCAATCACCTTGTCTCTAATCTGTGATGTTGTTTGATCAGTCATACCACTGTTGTAGTAGATCTTACTAGACACCTCAACAAAGAGAATAGAGGGATCTATAATCTGTGGTTCTACAGATGCAATTACATATTTCTTAAGATCGGAAATAATTTGATTCTTAGTTAATGATGTAAGATAACTTGCATCTTTTGGTTTTAATGAAATGAATACTTTACCATATTGTGGTGGATCTTGATCCTCTCCACCAAATATAATGATATCACTTGTTGCTGGATATACTTTTCTTACAATTGCTTCATAGTCCTGTGCGGTCACTGCACGCTCCTGTGTGCCATATGCTTTTGGAGCAGTGTATTTTATCTTAGCAGTGCTTTCTATCTCTTCACCACCCGAAGAAGGGGTAGTAGATGTCACAGTAGTCGTAAATGATGCAGGAGATACTCCGTTAGGATTCTCTAGCACACCAGCAAATACAAATGACTTAACACCATTACTTGCAGGACCTGAAGTTGTGAGATATGACACCTCAATAAATGAATTATTAGATAACATCTTACCTAATACACCATCTCCCATTAATATTTCGTATCTTTGATCTTCAATCTCGTCTAAGAAAAATACTTTTGAGTCGCCATCAACACCTAAGATGTTATCAGCAACCAAATATGGTTCATTAAAAGTACCACCGCCAGGAAATACATTAACTCTAACTGTATTAGTATCAATATCTTTATTATCAAGAATAAATCTTTGACTCTTTATGTTGGTGCTATAGACAAATCTATTAGTTATTAATGTACCTTCTTTAAGAGCTACATTAGTAAATGTTGCAACATCATTAACAACTTGTGCCTTTACATCGTCTGTTACAATATATTGATAGATTGTATTATCATAAGAAGAAATAAATCCAGTTCCCTTCTTTAATACTAATTCTGTATCAGTTGTAGGATTACTATAATTGACATTAAAAGAAATATATGCTGTAGGAGCAGTTGCACTCTTCGGTCTATACCCTAATTGCTTTGCTAATGCCACTACGTTGTCTCTTAGCGTTGCTGAATCAATGAATAGTTCATTGACCACCATATTAGAATTGAACGCTGTGTAGTAGGTATTATAAGCAAGTGTATCAATAAGAGTTGCCAGTGCAGATCCCTCAAAGTCATAGTCAGTAAAATCTGACTGTGCTCTCATGTACTCTTTAAGTTGAGTTTTTATGTCATTAAAATCTAAATTGGCAACCTGTGTATAAGGCATTATCTTGTACGTGATAAGAAGAAGTCTACTGCCACAGGCTGTTCTGATCTACCTACAATCATATACTCAAGTTCTATATCGTAACCATTGTTATCGAAGTCTAGAATACAAGCAAGTCTTGTAATAATGATTCTTCCTTCGTAAGTGACTAGGCATTTACTAATTGCTTTCTTTAACATCGCACCAGTACCATAATCTAATGGTTCAAACAATAAGTCCATTATATTGGAACCTATTTCTGGTTGGAATGGTCTCTCACCTTTTCTTGTTAGTAGCAACCCTTTAATTGATTGTGCAATCGCAGCCTTATCCTTCACCGTTACTAAATCGTCAGTAACAGGATGTTTTTTGAATGTAACACTCAAATCTTTGAATGTTGGGAATGCGGGCATCTAAAGACAGCATGGGCTGCTTTTATTTATCCATCTTTTCTGAACTTAGTGCACTCGTCAA